CCAACGGCCAAATCCAGATGCTGGCCGAGGCGAAGGAGAACATCTACGAGGCCAGTGGCGTCACCCGCGAGAACACCGGCACCAGCACAGGCGACCAGAGCGGCCGGGCGATTCTGGCGAAGCAGCAGCAGGGCAGCGTGACCACGGCGGAGTTGTTCGACAACTTCCGCCAGGCCATCCAGGAAAGCGGCCTGAAGACGCTGAGCAACTGCGAGAAGTTCCTGAGCCTACCCAAGATCGTGCGCATCGTGGGCGCCGACGGCGCGCTCGAGTGGATGGCGATCAACAAGCCTGTGGTGGACCCGCTGACCGGCGAGATCACCTGGGAAAACGACATCACCGCCAGCGAAGCCGACTTCATCGTTGATGAAACCGACTACCGCGAGACGGTGCGCATGGCGCTGTCGGAAATGCTGTTCGAAATGGTGGGCCGCATGCCGCCGAACGTGGCCATGGCGCTGCTGGACGTGGCGGTGGAAATGACCGACCTGCCGAACAAGGCGCAGCTGGCCGCACGCATCCGCCAGGTGACCGGCCAGCAGCCCAGCGGCAAGGAGAACACGCCAGAGGCGCAGGCGGAGACCGCGGCAAAGGCCCAGCAGGATGCCGAAGCGGCGCAGTTGGCTGCCGAACAGCAGAAGGCCGATCTTGGCTTGACCACGGCGAAAGCCAATCAGGCCAATGCCAAGGCACATCTGGACGACGTGAACGCGCAACACAACGCCGTGCGCGGCAAGGCCGACGCCATGAACACAGCTGCCGCCGTGGCCGCCGCGCCCGGCCTGGCCCCGGCAGCCGATTCCCTGTGGGATCCCGCGAAAGCGTTTCCCGCACCCCCTGACCAATTCAGCACCGCGATCTGACCGAGGACACCATGGCTGACGAACAGACCCAGACACCGCCGAGCATCGTGGATGGCGGCATTCCCACCGACGAAGAGTCGCGGTTGGCTGCCCAGGTGGAAACCATCGGCGAGAATCCGCAGGAAGAGCCGACGGCTGAAGTGGCTCCGCCTGCTGCTGCGGTGGTCGACACGGCTGCCGCGCCAGCACCCGACGAACCACCCGCCGCTGCGGCTGCCGAACCTGCTGCTGCTGCGCCCGCGCCGGCGCCAGCGCCAGCACCAGCACCAGCACCAGTGGTGGCCGAGGTTGTCGCTCCGCCGCCGCAGCCGCCGCGTGACTTCGACGCCGACATTGCCGAGAACCAGCGGAAGTTCGATGAGGGTGAGATCGAGGGCGAGGAATACCAGAAGACGCTGCGCGCCCTGACCAAGGAAGAGGCGCAGTTCACGGCGCGGTTGGAAATCTGGAGCGAGCGGCAGGCCAGTGCGGCACAACAGGCCGATCGCGAGTTTGCCGAGGTGTCCCTCAAGTGGGAGAAGGACAACGCCGAGTTCATGAGCAACCCGCTGCGCCGTCAGCAGATGCAGCTGGCGATCAACGCGGTGGCGCAGGAAACGCCAGGGCTGTCACCGGCCGACCTGTTCGACCAGGCGGCCAAGATCGCGTTCGAGGCCTACGGTTTCCAACCAAAGGCTGCTGTGCTGGTGGTGGACCAGGCGAAGGCTTTGGCCGACGCGGTGGCGAAGCGTACGCCGGCCGGTGTGCCGCCGACGCTGGCCAGCTCGCCGGCGGCGTCGGCGATCGAGGCGCCCCCGGGCACCAGCGCCTTCGCCAGTCTGGACGCCAAGGACATCAGCTCGCTGGAGGATGCCGTGGCGCGCATGACGCCGGAGCAGCGTGACGCCTACCTGCGCGATGCGCCTGGCTCCAACTCCACCGGCATTCCGGGCTGATCGACCACGCATGGCTGTCTACATGGACCTCGCCCCCGGCGACACGCTAACCATCGGCAAGTCGCGGATACGGCTGGAACGCAAGAGCGGCCAGCGCGCACGTCTGATGATCGACAGCCACGAAGACATCGACCGCATCAAGGCGGGTGAACCCGTGCCGGCGCAACGCGCCGACGCTGCACCGAACCACAACACGCCGTTCCTGAAACGGCCCACACCCGCGGCTACGTAGCCGCCAACCAGCCACGCATGAGCGTGGCTGACATTTGTACCGGCGCATGAGTGCCCTCCCTTCAACAAGAGGACACGACCATGGGTCAGACCATCATTGGCTTGAACAACGCCATCGCGGTGAAGCGGTGGAGCGCAACCCTGTTTTCGGACATGGCGAAGGAGTCCTACTGGGGCTCGCGCTTCATGTCCAAGGCGCAGGATGCGCCGACGCCCATCCAGGTGCTCACGCAGCTGGAGAACGACGCCGGCGACACCATCGACTACGACTTGTTCGTGCAGCTGAAGCAGAAGCCGGTGTACGGCGACGACGTGCTGCGCGGCAAGGAAGAGGCGCTGAAGAACTTCAGCGACAAGGTGAGCATCGACCAGGTGCGCTGCGGCGTGAACGCCGGCGGCCGCATGAGCCGCAAGCGCACCCTGCACGACCTGCGCAGCATCGCCCGGCAGAAGATGGCCGAGTGGTGGGCCCGCTGGATGGACGAGGTGACGTTCATCTACGGCTCCGGCGCCCGCGGTATCAACGAGGACTACATCGAGGATATCGACTACACCGGCTTCGCCGGCAACGCGCTGGCAGCACCGGACAGCGACCACGTGCTGTTCGGTGGTGATGCGACCAGCTACGCGACCATCAGCAACGACGACCAGATGTCGCTGAAGCTGATCGACCGCGCGGTGACCAAGGCCCAGACCATGGGCGGCGGTACCGACGGCAAGATCAAGGTGCGCCCGATCCGCATCAACGGTGAAAACCGCTACGTGCTGGTGATGCATACCTTCCAGGAGCACGACCTGCGCGTGGCCAGCACCGGCATGACCTGGGCCGACATCCAGAAGGCGGCGGCCGCGGCACAGGGCCAAGGCAACCCGCTGTTCACCGGCGCAATGGGCATGTACCGCGGCGTGGTGCTGCACAGCCACCAGTCGGCCATCCGCTTCGGCAATGCCGGCTCGGACAGCCTGCAGCCGGCGGCGCGCGCGCTGTTCCTGGGCGCGCAGAGCCTGGTGATGGCCTTCGGCAGCCCGGGCAGCGGCCTGCGTTACGACTGGAACGAGGAAACGGAAGACCGCGGCAACCAGGTGGTGATCAGCTCCAGCACCATCCTGGGCCTGAAGAAGACCAGCTACAACGCCAAGCAGTTCTCGAGCCTGGCGCTGGACACGTACGCGAAAGACCCGAACGCCTGAGCGATCAGGTAACCCGCTGTGACACCGCCGGGCGCCTCGATGCGCCCGGCACCGTTGCGAATCACTCAGGCTTCAAGAGGACACGAACATGGCAAAGTACGACAACGCGAAGCTGGTGCCGCGCGCGACTCCGAATGAGTCGGGCGGCCTGTACATCGACCGGCAGGTGACCAACCTGGACGCGCCGGGCTTCCTCACCGCCAACCCCGCCAGTGGCGACAACATCCAGATCGGCGTGGTGCCGGCCGGCTGCAAGCTGGTGCCGCATCTGTGCCTGCTGCAGGTGCCGGTGCTGGACACCAACGCCACCTCCACCGTGAAATACAAGGTCGGCTCGGTCGCCACCGTCGGCGCACTCGCTGCCGAGGTGACGCCCGGCAACAACGCCGCGTCCACCGTGCCGTCGGCCTCGTTCATTGTCAGTGCCGCGGGCTTCGGCTCGCCCACCGACGATGTGCCGATCTACCTCAACCTCAGCGCTGCCGTGGCTACGCAGCCGGCGGCCGGCGCACGCGGCAAGGTGCTGTTCGACCTTGCCTTGCGTGCGTGGGACAGCAAGTTCGACGTGTGACGGCATGACCGGGGCGGCAACGCCCCGGTCCTTTTTCTGGCTACCGAGAACCCTTCATGAAAATTGGATCACGCATCCATCCCCGCGCGGCGGACTTCCGCCGCGTGACGATCCATGGTCGCGAATACATCTTCGCCAAGACCGAAGACAAGTTCGGCGACAAGCATTTCGTGGCCGAGGTGACCAAGGAAGAGCACGCCGCTGTGCTGCTTGGCACCGACGACTTCTACATCTACAAGGCGGACATGGCGCCGGAACCGGCGATCAAGGCGCCCGCCCCAGCGCCAGCTGATCCACCCAAGGCCGACGGCGCCGTGCTGCCGCCGGACGTGCAGGCTGAAGCAGAGAAGCTGCTGGGTGGTTCGGCCGCCTCGATCAGTAGTGCCGTGGGTAGCGTAAGTAGCCCGGCCGTGGTGACTGCTGCGTTGGCGATCGAGCAGGCCAAGGCCAGCCCACGAGTCACCGTGATGAAGCTGCTGGAAGCCACGCTGGAAGGTATCAAAGCTGCCGGCCTGGCGCCGTAACCGATGAATCTGTCGGAGCTGCGCAACGCCACGCGCACGATGGTTAACGACCAGGCCGAGCCGTACCGTTGGCCGGACGAGGATATCGACCGACGCCTCAACAACGCTGTACGCGAGGCGTGCATCCGTGCACGGCTGTTGAAGGAGGACGCCGACAGCCTGCCGGAGTTGTGCAGCATCGGCTACACCGCCGGACAGAAGACAGTGACCTACGCCAGCGAGATCCTGGTGGTTCGCAACGGCGCCATCGACGGCATGGTCGACAAGCTGTGGGCGTTGAGTGCCGAGTCCATGGACAAGGTGGCGCCTGGCTGGGACAGCACGCTACAGCCGAGCGTACCTACGTACCTCGTGGTGGACCTGTCGCAGAAGCGGTTGCGGCTGGTGCCCACGCCGGACACGGCTGGCACACTGAAACTGCGGGTATGGCGCATGCCGCTGGACAGTGAGCTGATGGTGGACGACAGCGACGAGCCGGTGATCGCACTACCCGACCCGGAAGAGCTGTGTCATTGGGCGGCCTACGAATGCTACATGGTGAAGGACGCCGAAACGCTGGATGCCGCCGCGGCAGCGACTGAACTCGCGTTGTTCGAGCAGCGTTTCGGTAGCCGGCCATCCCTGCACGACATGGCCCGCTGGGCCGACAGCCCGCCGCGTGTTCGCCACGCGCACCTGTTTTAGGAACCGCCATGGCACGCCAGTTCGGCAGCTACAGCCCATGCGTGCCGCTCGGCATCACGTGGGAAGAATCCCTGGTGTTGGAAGACGAGGCCGGAACGCCGATCGACCTGACCGGGTACGCGGTGCGCGCGCAGCTGCGCGACGCGGTGCCGCTGGTGGCTGCGGGCGTGGCGGCAACCGACCCGGTGCTGGAGCTGACCACCGCGGGGTACTACGCCACGCCGCCGGCCTGGCCGGTGGTGGAGGCGTTCAGCGTGCCGACGCCGGCGGACGGCACGATTCTGCTGGCCGTGCCGGCGGCGGATACCTGGACGGCCAGCCCGACGAACGCGCGCCGCAAGCTGGTGTGGGACGTGCGGCTGGTGAACCCGGATACCGGCTACTCGGTGCCGGTGGTGCAGGGCAGCGTGCTGATGCTGCAGGCGAGGACGATCTGATGGGCTGCACGACGGTGCGCATCGGCGGAGCGGGTACCGCTGTGACGGTTCGTGGCGGTGCGGCGCAGCGCGTGGTGCTGGATCGCCGCACGGTGGCTGCAATCGACAATGGCAGGCCGCAGGTGGTGGTGCGCGACACGAGCACGCCGGTGCAGGTAGACCAGCGTGACACCGTGGTGCGCGCGGGTAGCGCCATGGGCGTGCAAGGCAGGCCGGGCACCGCCGGCAATGTCACGTTCGACGTGATCGCCGGGAGCGATCTGACTTACCCGGTGGTCGTGGCAATCGTGGACGACGTGGCGCATGTGGCTGACCCGGCCAGCGTTACTGACATGACCAGCCAGCTGGCCGTGACGACGCAAGCCGCGGCAGCCGGCACACCGATCGCAGTAGCCACGCAATACAAAATCACCGAAGGCGCATGGAACTGGGCGCAGGGCCGCGTGTACCTGGCGTTGGCCGGCGGCGGCGGCCTGACCCAGGCGCCTGCTGCCACCGGCGCCATTCTCGAGGTTGGCCGCGCCATCGACGCCACCACCATTCAATTCGACATTCAGTCGGCGATCTTGAGGTAGCAGCATGGCCACGCAGAAGATCCTCGTACTCGACGCCACCACCAACCTGCCGAAGGAGCTGACGCCGAACACCACCAGCGTTGGTGGTGGCGATGCCGGCAAGATCCCCGCATTGAACGCGTCCGGCGTGCTCGACAGCACGCTCTTCCCCGCCGGCATCGGCGAAGCCTCGCAGATTTTTCCCACGTCGGAAGCCATCACCGCCGGGGCGCTG